GTAGAACACGTAGTATTTTGCATATGGATCGGGATCACGTGGGTCATCGTCTCCAACCATATACTTGTAGGTAATCATCAGGTGCTTTTGCAGAACTCGGTAGGCATTCACATACCATTCAAGTGGTTCTGAATGGAGCTCCGACCAATCGAGCTCAGGCCAAGGATATTCTTCCAAATTGTCCAGATCTAGAATGGGCCGAGGGGTCTCCATTGAAAAATATAAGTAAATGATTTTGCTCGTTCGTTTTACACCTCCAGGGGAGGCATGTCATCGTCATCCAGATCGATCACCTCTTCGTCCTCCGGGTTCATGATCGGCGGATAGTAATCCAACCGCAGCCAGATCCTGTGGTCTTGCCGCCAGGTGCTCACCGAGATGTTGGCTCCAATCTTGATACCAATCTCCGTCAGCACATAGGTATTGGTGAAGATCTCATTGACACTCACCGACCGACTCTGGTAGTAGATGCGCTCGTCAGCGTCAAAGCTTGTGGGCAGCATGATCGAGATATCATGCTCACACGTTGCCGTGCGAATGGCCGTGAGAAACCGATCCTTGAGGTTTGGGGGAAGTCCGCTCATCACTCGGATCAGAAGAATGTCCTTGCAGGTGTCGAGGTGAATGCGCTTGACGGACTGTAGGTAGGCTGCGTACATCTCGGCAAGATCGGAGTCGGAGAGGATCGGCATTTTGACTTGGATACTCTCCCCTATCTTGCTTAAAATGGATCCGTTTTGCCCCGAGATCAACACCTTACCGTCAAGATGAACTACGATCCTATTCTTCTCAACCGCTGGCTCAGGGCAACCCGCGACCATGCACTTCTCGTACAAGGAAATGCTCCTCCCGATGTTCAACGCAAGGCAAACAATCTGGCAAAAAGTTTGCTGGTCCGCATTCTGACCACCGTGGGTGTCTCGTTTGATGCCGCAATGTCCGCCACACAGCTGCGCGATGACGAGTTTGCTGAGATTGATTAATCTAGGACCTATATAATGGATGCGAATGCACCTGTCTTTGTTCCTGCGAAAGTGAAAGCGGTCATTCGCTACATTCTTAATCCACGATCACCTCTTTTTAACATGGCAGATTTAGTACCCACAGTCACCACTGGGGAAACCGTTCTCTACCGAGGACAATGTGGCCAATCGGATAAGAAAATACCCAGATTAGGAAACAATCCTCTTGAGATTTCGCTTGCGTATGGACGTCCGATTTCAACAAGCGCACAGTTGTCTCCAGCAATCTGGAAGTTTGCATGCAAGCCAGAGGGTCGTCTTTTTGAGATCCACGTAACCCGTGGCGTAACCGTGTACATTCTTAGCAAATCACTGGAAAAGGCCGATCTGAGCAGAGATGTGTTTCAGTTCATTAAAGATGAACTACCTGCTGACTCGGGGTACAAGAACAGGTCTGTCGCCCAAATACGCGCCGCCTTCTTCAAGAAACTGGCTGAAGAAAAAGAAGTCTTGTTAGATCCGAACTCAGGGATCTTCAAGAAAGAGTCGGGTGAAATTGAAGACTGGACATCCGATGAAGTTGCCCGGGGTGATAAGACGGTCTATGTAACTGGTTTCTTTCCAAAGAAAGCGGGTAGGCGCAGAGCAACTCGCCGCCAGAGGCGCAAGGTTACTCGTCGTCACTGAGTTTGATTAGATTGTGCTACCATCCAAGTGCTTCTTTGCATAGCAGCCTGAAGCCAGGTGACTATCGCGCCCACATCGCTTACAGACCGGTGATGCCATAGATAGTTCTTGGAAATCAACCTCTTCATTGTCCCCACAAGGGAAGTTGATCACGATACCATTTTCTATATTCAGTAGCTTCATGTACATACCGCATTGTGTTGCGTGGTCATCCTTGAGGGATCGAACTGACTTCAGTTCAATGACGATATCTCCATTAACCACGAGATCTGCGCGCACTTGTCCGACTTCAACTCCTTCAAACATAACAGGAATCACTTGTTCAGACTTGTAAGGAATATTATACTTCTTGAGTAGAACCTCCATTGCGTTCTGGTAAATACGCTCACTGAAGCCGGCTCCGAGAGTCTTAAACACGCGCTTGGCGAATGACTTGATTTGATCCATCTTGGCATGTGAAAAGATGATTTATGTACGAATCCATATCCGTTTTACCTAGCGGATCCACCAACCCTCGGCGTGCTTGACCTCGTAGCACCTCGCTGCCGTGTGCTCCGTTCGGCCGCAGCGGCTGCACCAGTTCTTCGGAGGCGGCAACTCCACAGCAGCAGGACGGCACCCCTTCTCGTGCTGCTCGCAGGCGTGGCGGTTCGGGTAATCCGACACGCACCACTGACACGCCCAGCTCGTGTTCTTTTCGTGCTTACACTCCTCGTGCTTGTGCCCCGTTGCGTGGCAATTCACGCACGCATCCGGAGGAGCGTGGAGCAGGAACCGGATGGCGATCTCCTCGTCATCCTCCAGCTTCAGTCCATCGCACCCAACGTTGCGAACATTGTCAATGCCGTACATCTTCATCCACTTCAGCGTTGTATCCCGCACATCGTCGGGTCCTTTGAGAGGTCGCACTTCAGCGACCTCGATTACATTGTAGGTGCGGATCCACTGCGGACCGAAGCCACAGTCGTAGTAGGCGCAGGTGTGGGGAACATCCTTGGACTTGCCGATGAACCACTTGTTGCACGTGAGGCGAAGAACGTAAAGGTGCTCCATCTTAGCCGACATCTATTCATTTGCTAGAATCAAATCCATTTTAACCGGACATACGATAGATAGCAATGGACTCATTTTATGCGCATCTCAAGGGACTTCCGGAAGAGCAAAAAAAGAGTAAGTTGGATCAGATTATTGGCTTTCTACGACAGCATAACGCCGAGCCGCAAGCCAATGCGTTTCAAGAGTTACGGAACTGCTACCCAAAGTTGCCGTTTTCCACGAACGAGCGAGTGTTTCGTGAGCATTTAGCGTGGTCAGAGATTGCGAGCCACCAGGATCACCGGATTGTCGCTCACATTTTCTCAAGCACGAATTGATGGAATTCGAATTCGCAAGATGGCCGGTGTTGGAGTCCACTCCGGTGCGTCTGCCCTCAACCGCTCAACCGGAATGCGGATACGGAGCCCGGGTGTGTGGGCTTGGTGGATGTCCTTGATCTCACCGATCCCATTGATCTGGTGCCGGATCCACGCGTGCGCTGTGCCAAGTGGGTTCTGGTTCCTCCGGACGCCTCCGGCCTCTGCGAACAGAATTGCAAGATAGTCAGCAGTTCCCTCTCCCCGAGCAAGGCGGACAAATTCGGGGACAAGGAGATGCGACTGGGCAAGAGCACGTTGGTGGCGAACGCCATTGCCCCAGAAGGGCCGGTGGATTGTGTCGTACACGTAAGCGTAGCACTTGTGGCACTCCATTTGAACTACAGCTAAAAATGATTTTTTGTAAGTAACTGAATTCGTTTTACTGCTTGCACGAGCACGGATGTGTTTCCCAATTGCGGGGACCTCCAGTGTAGCTACGACCCGCTGAAACTCCGCGAGCAATACGAGCGCACTGGCAATCCTTCGCAGACTCGATGAATGCCTGGATCCCCGCAGGTGTCTGGCTGACCTTCTCGGCATAGGCCTTGGTCCCCATCTTTGCGTAGAGCTCCATACTGCGCATGGTCCACCCGAAGGACGCGCCAGAGTGGCCCTTGTACTCCATGTGTCGGCTAATTTCACTGATCTTGGGGTGCTCGGAGAACATGAAGCTCTCCTCGTTGAATGTCTTGATCCAGTCCCACGCATCTGCGCGGGTGCACGCCTTGTACATGTCGGTCAGCATGATGGACTCGTTGTGCTCGAAGCCGAGAAGAGAGAAGTTGGGGGTCGTCATTTTGGTCACCTGAGTTGAAAAATAATGATAAGAACAGATCCATTTTGCGTCTAACCGTACATGCGGCGACCCATGAGATCCAGCTTTCGCAGGTCATCCCGGTCGTAACCAGCCCACATCTGCTCGAGGTATTCCTTGATCTCGTCCTCGCGGCGTCCCAGCAGCCACTGCCAATCCGCAGTCTGCCGAGGCGTCATCTTTGTCATGAGCTTCTCCTTGATGTGCGCGATCTCGTCATAGTAGTCGCCCAGAGACTTGTGCTCCGGCTCCGGAGAGGGAGGCAGCGGCTTCTCGTAGCATTCCTTACAGTAGCGGTGATCCCAGAGGCTGCAGTTCTTGCCGCAGCCTCCGCACTGCTCGTGGTACTCGGACTGGCACGGCTGGCAGTCCAGGTGGCCGCACCAGTGGGGCTTGGGATCCTCTACCTGGTAGATTGGGGACTCGCACCCAAACCGCTGCTGCCAGCACGAGCCACAATATCCATTGTTGAGCGCCATCGTGGCTCCGATGACGCCGCAGCCAGGGCAACCCTCGGGCTGCTCGCGGGTCAGTGTGGACTCCCAGCAGTCCATACAGATCACGTCGGGGCGAAGAGTCTCGTTGGAGCAGTCCATTTCGGAGCAGAAGAAGATGTGAGTGTTCATTTTTGATAGCCGCCTACCTTCCTCTTTCTTTGGACTGGACAGATCCATTTTAGACGATACCGGGGTGGTTTCACCCTGCTATCGCCCTCAAACGTCAGCAGTTATCATTGGGTTTTAGGTCTCTACTTACCCAGCTTGCCCTTCATCATCCTGTACCCATAGCACGCCACGAGGGCGAACACGACGGAGTGCGTCAGGTTCACCGTCATCGTGGAGCCACCCGGGGGCAGGCGCACAAGCACACCCGGGATGAGGAAGTAAAACACGGCGGCGAGGAAGGCGAGCTTAACGAGCATTTTGTTTACTAGTCGGAAAAAAACGCCTTACGACTTGAAGACATACTTGTGCACCGCGATGTGGGCCGCAGCAAAGACAAGCGCGTGGGTGGCGGCGACCACCATCTGCGAGCCACCCGGGGGGAGGCGGAGGAGGATGCCGGGGGTCAGAACGTAGAACAGCAGGGCGGTCGTGAGGAAATACCAGTACATTTATGATCACCCTAGAAAATTTACGCAGACGACTTGGTACCAAAGAAATCGTGGTAGACATGCCTCAGTTTGTCATCGAGGCCCTCCAAAAACACGAACACCGCGTAGACAAAGATAATCTGTCCGCCGAACGATTCAATATAGCCCTCGAGGGCGGCACTAAGAGGTAAGACTGGGATAATCGAGTGTATTATATACGTCAACCAGAAGGTCGTGACCACAATGATGCTGACTTCGACGGATACATCGACAAGCTGGTACAAGTCGGACTGTTTTTCCCACTCAGGGCCGTACTTGGGGAAGATATACCACAAACACCACGAGAGCAGAACGCCTAAGAACATATAGAAGATCGCGATGCACACAAGATTGATGGTCAAGTTGAACACCTGACCCTTGACGGACGGAAGCGTATTGAACCCCACGTTCTTCATTATTTACACGGAAGACAAGAGTATAGATCATATGGCCATCAGCACTCGCATCACCCCCATCGTCTCCAATGCACCGACCGTTCTCCGTACCTGGGGCAAGCACCTCATTCTGGACGCGGCCGGCTGCTCCCCCAAGATGATTAGAAACGAGGTTGTCGTTGCGAGCTTCGCAAAGTCTCTGGTCAAGCGCATTGACATGGTGGCGTACGGAGAGCCTCAGGTTGTCATGTTTGGATCGGGCAACAAGAAGGGCTACACGCTAGTCCAGCTGATCGAGACGTCCAATATCACCGCGCACTTTGTTGAGGAGAACAACTCCATGTATTTGGATGTCTTCTCCTGCAAGGACTTTGACCCGGATGTGGTCACGGAGGCTGTTCGCGAGTATTTTGATGCGAAGAAGTTCAGGACGAAGGTCATGCTGCGTCAGGCACCTGTCAGCGCTCCGAAGTTGTGCTAATTATTCCATTAAACAGTGTCCGTCGGTGGTGCGAGTACCGTCGGGGCAGTTGGTCGCCTTCCGCTGAGCAGAAGGGTTGGTGAATTTCTCACCAAAATAGTTCATGAACAGCGTGCGAGTAAAGATCCCGACAACAACAAGTCCGAATACAAAGACCCAATCAATCTTACGCATTTATCTTAGAAGTAGGTTTTCTTCACCCAGTTGCGGTCAGTCTTGAATGTCTTGGAGCGACTCGGAGAGCGGCGCTTCGTCAACACAGCGATCGCATTCAGTTTACGCAGGGTGGAAAGCCGACCATACGCACGCACGGCCTTGGCCAATGCACGACGACGAGTGGATGACTTACCCGTCGCCTTGTATCCCTTAGAGACCAACTCGCCTTCTTTCAGTGGGCCAATGAGACCGCCCTTTAGAAGACTATTGATCGGAATGTCGTCGGAATGCATTTATTTAACCAACAGAGTAATAATGCCCGTGCTGAAGCCATCGAGCTCAGACTTCACTTCCTTTGTAAAGGCATCTGCTCAGTACGTTCCCGCTGGACGTGGTGGGAAGGCATCCAAATCTGGGAGCGGGATGATGTTGGCACCTTCCAGTTTAGGCTCAATTGCCCGTGCGTCGTTAGTTGCAATCCGGGCGACTCCATCTTCGAGTGTACTGTCCCTTCCGTATATTATCCCCACTCTGACAAATGCGTTGGCTCGCGTTATATCCTACACATCCGCAAACGCAGTTGTCACTACACTTGCCGGCAGCGGCGGCGTTGGATCTGCAGACGGCACCGGTATAGGCGCAAGCTTCAAAAATCCAAATGGAGTGGTCGAGCTTCCAGATGGGAATATTCTCAATTGCGATTCGGCAAACAATCGCCTCCGAATTATTACACTTGCCGGCGTAGTCACCACACTTGCGGGCAGTGTTCAAGGATTCGTGGATGGCACTGGTGCGGCTGCGAATTTCTTTTATCCGCAAGAAGCTTGCGTGATGCCTTTGGATGGTAAAATCGCCGTAACCGACAGGTACAATAACTGTATCCGTTTAGTTACATATCCCGGTGGTGTAGTCACCACATTCGCGACTGGCTTCAACCAACCCCAAGGAATCTCCGTAATTCCCTCGACTGGCAATATTGTTGTAGCCGACGGTGTCAATAATGTTATTAAACACGTCACCTATCCAGGCGGTGTCGTAACAACGCTCGCCAGCGGTTTCAACTTTGCGTTTGGTGTTGCCGTTCTTCCAAATGGCAAGATAGCTGTCTCCGAATACAGTGGCAACGTCATTAAGATAATCACAACGCCCACATATGCAGCAAACTCGGGTGTTGTGGTAACACTCGCAGGCAGTGGCACACCTGAATCTGCCGACGGGACTGGCACTAGCGCGGGCTTTAGAGAGCCTATTGGACTCGCCGTCCTTCCAAATGGAAATATTATTGTTGCCGATATAGGCGGGGGGGTCCGAATGATTACGTCCTCTACCTACGCAGCAAACTCAGGTGTTGTCACAACACTCTTAAACTCAAGCGATGGATACAGCGTGGGGGTACTCCGAAACGGCAATATTATCACGGGCAATACATTTTCTCACAGAGTACGGTTAATTACATTCACATAGACGGATGTCCGTCTAGTCTAACGCGTCCCGCCGGTTCGGGCACGTGGAGCAAGCCGGCTGTGTGGGTTGCGACTTCCAAACGTACATGAGAAACACGACCAAGGACAAGACTACGATGCCGAGGATCACCATTACTAGTCCGTTAGACTTGCGTCGGCAAGCTTCTTACACGTCGGCCACGTACTATGGGTATGGGCATTCCCTACTACGTTGCTTCCCTCTTGAGAACTCACAAACATATCCAACAAGACACCGGGAACGTTCCCCTGGAGTGCGATGCGCTAGGACTGGACTTTAATGCCTTCATTCACACATACCTGAAGCCTGAACACCCGATTGGCAGTGTGGTGATGGCCTTGCGGAACTTTCTGCGTGACGTAGCTCGTGGCAAGAAGATCTTGATTGCGTTTGATGGCCTGGTTCCCTACGCAAAGATCGTTCAGCAGCGGTATCGTCGCATGAAGAACCCCGAGCCGTCGCTGTTTGACAAGAACCAGATCTCGCCGGGCACAGAGTTCATGAAGGAGCTGGAGGATACTCTGCGATACTGCTTTCCGGAGTGCACCCTGTCTGGAACCGACGAGCCAGGCGAAGGTGAGCACAAGATCTTTACGTGGCTTCGCAAGATGGAGCCGGACGAGCGCAAGAACATTCTGATCTACGGCATGGATGCGGACTTGGTCTTGATCTCCGTAGCCCAGTCAGAGCTGGGAAGTATCAAACTCATTCGCGAGAACCGTGATTCGGGGTACTCAACGTTTGATGTCGCCGCTCTTTGTAGAGTGTTGCCTCTTCCTCCCGAAGACTGGGTGGAGATGTGTGTGCTGTGTTTCGGCAACGATTTCATGCCGACGATCGCCATGTTTTCCCTTCGGGAAGATGGATATGGCCGAGCAGTCCATTACATGAAGACTCAGAGCCTCGAAGGTGCTGCGGATGACGAACTAAAAGTCTTGATGAAGCGGGCCAAGGAAACTGATCGTCGTATTGTCTCGCGGGATGGTCATGCGATCGAGAGCCGGATGGCCCTTCATCTCATGGATGGTGTGTTGGACTGGGGCAAAGTGGTATATGCCTTTGAGAAGACGCTGGAGTGGACCCTCCACTATTTCAAGACATCCGAAGTACTGGACTGGTGCTGGACATATCCCTATCCCGAAGCACCCTTGCTGGCAGCCTTGGTGGAGAAGCCTCGAAACGCCAGCTTCACCTGGGAACATCCTACGCCACCGTTTACGATTGAAGATCAGCTGAACTTTATCTTGCCAGGTCGCGGTGTCTTTCCAGATGAACTGTACGAAGAGGGAGCGGATTCCAGGCACCCGTGGATGAAGTCGTATTCATGGGAGACGGATCCATACATTTCCTTGCCTTGGAATCCTATGCAGAAACCAACTCGGGTTCAGACTCATCTCCTTACCTGAAATCGGCCATTCGTCAGCCCCATTTTGGGCACATCCCGAGTACTGAACCGTATCAGGCTTGGTGTTTCGGCCGAGGGTTCCATCAAGGCTTGGCTGGGGACCACGACACTGTCTTCGGGAATGATCACCTCAAAGTTGTTCTCGTGACGTTCAAAATACTGAGTTTCAATTTTTGCCATTTCATTGATCTTCTTTAACGCGGTAAATCCAGACGCATCCTGCATCATTCTCCAATGGCGCCGAATGTGGTTGATATACGCAAGACGATACTCCCTTGCCGGACGGGTCTTTACGTTGTTTCGGAGCTGTTCAAAGCACGTCTCAACGGTGAGGTGGACCGGTTTGTTCAAGCGACGATTGACAGCATTGTGTGCCCGGAATGTAAAGAGCAGAAACTCGGCCCGAGACTCCAGCATTCGCGGATACCCTCTGCGGTACGCATCCAACGTCGTGCCAAAGTGCTCGCGACAGCTTGGGCATGTGATCGTCGTCTGAAACATCGTGAGCCACGTATCCATGAGTGTCTTTTCCTCTTGCGTCGGCCGATCTGAATAACACGATGCGACCGAATGCAGTGTCATCCATCCTAAAGGTCCCCAAATGGACGTCATTACTTTACTTGACGACAATCATTCCGGCCTCCATGCCGCCTTCCAAGATCTCCCGTGCGATGTGGGCGGGAGTGCCGGATCCGAGCGTGATATTTGACTTCTTCAGGGCCGCACGGACACCGCCATCGCTGAGTGTCTTGACGGATTGCTTGATTGTCTTCCGGCGCATCTCGGCGCCCTTCTTTGTCATGATCCGAAGAGTACCCTTGCGATCCGGAGGGGCCTTGGCAGGATCCTTGACCGGAATGAACTCTCCGCCACCACCGCGAGACCTAGAGCGAGTTCCCTTCATGACACCCTGCGGAAAGGTCCGCATAGACTTACGACGCTGAACAGGGCGACGAACTTCGGGCTCCGTATGGTCTACTTTCTGAATTTTGATAGTGGACATCACTTATTCAAAACGGATAACTTTATTTACAGGCTTGGGACTACCAATAGGTACCATGACGACTCTCCCAACAAACGAATGGAATGCAGTGCGCGCCTACTTCAGCAATGGTGTTCGTCGCATGGTGGATCACCAGATCGATTCGTATGAGGATTTCGTCCAGAACAAGATTCCACTAATTATGCAGTCCACGCCTCCGATCACGGTCTGGCACGAACAGGATGAGACCATCAAGAAGTACAAGTATGAGTTCAAGCTGTCCTTCGAGAACGTGTCGTATATCAAGCCGCGTATTCAGGAGGCTACGGGTCGCGTGAAGCCCATGCTCCCGATGGAGGCGCGGATCCGGAACTTTACGTATGCTGCGCAGATGTACGTGGATATCCGATTCATTGTCCGCACCTACAAGGGACCTCTGCTGGATACCTACGATGAGGAGTCTAACGTCTTTGAGGGCATCTCTCTCGGAAAGCTGCCGGTCATGCTGGGATCATCGCTGTGTCTGCTGAAGGACTACCCGATGAGCCTGGCCGAGTATGGCGAGTGTGCTCACGATCCCCTGGGATACTTCATCATCCACGGATCCGAGCGTACGATCCTTTGCCAAGAGAAGGTGGCGGACAACCGCATCATGATCTTCCACAATAAGAAGTCGGCCTCCAAGCACACTCATTCGGTGGAGCTGAAGTCTCTTCACGAGTCGTTTACGATGCCCCCGAAGAAGCTGGAGATCCGTCTGAGCTCCAAGTTCAATGGCTACGGAAACCCACTGACTGCGTGTGTTCCCCGCTTCCGAGAGGATATCCCGGTCGTGGTGTACTTCCGTGCTCTGGGTGTTCTGACGGATCGTGCCATCACGAACATCATCTGGGGCAACGAGACGGATCTCCACGTGGAGCTGCTGGCTGCGTCGTTCCGTGATGCGGCCGAGCTCCGGATCTTCACGCAGCAGGAGGCCGTTCAGTACCTGACGAACCACCTTCAGTACGGCACGAACCAGGAGGACAAGTGCGCCTATGTTCGGCAGCTTCTGAACTCCGAGCTGCTGCCTCACGTTCGGTTCGCGGGTGAGACGGTCACCACACCGATTCACGATGCGCGGAAGACGATGCTCATGGGCTCCATGATCCGCCGGCTCTTGCTGACGTACTGCAAGCAGATCCCGCTGGATGACCGCGATGCCTACCCGAATAAGCGCGTGGTGACGACGGGTGCCCTGCTCACCCATCTGTTCCGCCAGCTGTTCCAGAAGGTCTGTAATGATACTCGCAATGAGTTTGTCCAGGAGGTGAACAATGACTCGTGGAAGCGCGGCGAGGGAGGTCCCCGGCCTATGGAGATTCTGAACGGCAACAATCTCTACAAGATTCTGAAGCTGTCTGCGATTGAGGGTAAGCTCAAGCAGGCTTTGGCAACCGGCAACTTTGCGGTCCAGGGACTGGGTTCCGCAGCGGCCATGTCCAATGCGACCAAGGTGGGTGTCTCGCAGGTTCTGGCTCGTATGTCCTATGCGGCAACCTTGAGCCACCTTCGTCGTATCCAGACACCCGTGGAGAAGTCGGGTAAGCTGCTGGCACCTCGTAAGCTTCACGGTACTTCGTGGGGGTTCATGTGCCCCGTGGAGACGCCCGAGGGCCACTCGGTTGGTATCGTGAAGAACATGAGCCTGCTGACGTCGATCTCTCAGCACACGCCGTCCACGACGGTGATTCACTATCTCCAGGAGCTGAAGCTGGTTCAGTGGATTGACACTCCTCGGGTGTACGAGGGAACCTCTGTGACGGTCAATGGTGTCATTGTGGGCTACACCAAGGAGCCGCACCAGGTTGTGTTGAAGCTTCGGAAGGCTAAGCAGACTCGCCGCCTTCACCCCCACATCTCGGTGGCCTGGTACACTCTGATGAACAGTATCTCGGTGGAGACGGACGGTGGTCGTTGCGTCCGACCGGTGTTTCGGGCTGGAATGACGCCTCCCGAGGATACGACGAGCTGGAATGAGTGGTGCAAGGCAAGCATCGACTACATTGACTCGTCGGAGACAGAGACCCTGCGCGTGGCCATGAGTCGGGACGAGATGACGCCGGCTCACACGCACTACGAAGTCCATCCGTCTCTGATTGTGGGACACATGGCATCGACCATTCCCCTGTCCGACCACAATCAGTCGCCTCGTAATACCTACCAGTCCGCAATGGGTAAGCAGGCCATGTGCGTCTACGCAGGGAACTTTGCCAAGCGCCTGGACAAGAACGCCTATGTTCTGTGCTCCATTGCCCGGCCGATCGTGGAGACACGGGCCATGAACATTCTGAAGATGCACGAGATGCCGTTCGGATTCAATGGCATCGTGGCGATTGCCTGTTACGGCGGATACAATCAGGAGGACTCCGTGATCATGAACAAGTCGTCGGTGAAGCGTGGCTTCTTCCGGGGTCTGTACTACGGAATGTACAAGGACGAGGAGCACCGGAACGTGACCTCGGGTCGTGAGGAGAAGTTCATGAAGCCGCAGAAGCACAACACTCGCAAGTACAAGAACACGTCGTACTCTGCGGTGTCGGACAATGGCCTGCCGATCATCAACTCGGTCATCAACGAGAATGACGTGATCATTGGCAAGGTGGTGAATCTTCGCAACGATGCTGCGGGATATGCGTTCCGTGATGCTTCGACGACGCACAAGAACTCCGAGCAGTGCCGTATTGACGGTGTCTGGCAGGACAAGAACTCGGATGGCTACCCATTCATCAAGGTTCGCACAGTGTCGGAGCGTATCCCGCAGATTGGCGACAAGGTGTCGTCTCGTCACGGTCAGAAGGGTACCATCGGAATGATGATGGAGGAAGAGGATATGCCCTTCACGGCTTCGGGGTTGCGTCCGGATATCATCATGAATCCCCACGCTGTGCCATCCCGCATGACGATTGCCCAGCTGATGGAGAACATCTTCGGCAAGATCGGTGTTCGCAAAGGAACGCTGGGTGATGGAACGCCGTATTCACACCTGAAGGTGGAGGATCTGAAGAAGCACATGGTGGACATGGGACTCCACCCGTACGGCAATGAGATCCTCTACAACGGCCAGACTGGCGAGATGATGCAGGCCGAGATCTTCATGGGACCGACGTTCTATCAGCGTCTGAAGCACATGGTCATCGACAAGAAGCATTCTCGTGCTCGTGGTCCGATTGTGAGTCTGACCCGTCAGCCGTGCGAGGGCAGGTCTCGCGATGGTGGTCTGCGTGTGGGTGAGATGGAACGTGATTGTATGCTGTCACACGGCATCTCGGTGTTTACCAAGGAGCGTCTGATGGATGTATCCGACCCGTTCAAGACGGGATTGTGTAAGACGTGCGGAACTCTGGCGGTGGTCAATCCGGTCGAGGGAATCTACTCGTGCGGTGCGTGTGGCAACAAGACGGACTTTGTGATGAAGACCATCCCCTACGCAATGAAGTTGTGGATGCAGGAGTTGGAGGCGATGCATATCACACCTAAGTTGATTCTTGAGTAGGGTCCTCCTGAACCATATCGGCAAGATTCTCGGAGGACGGGGACTTGGCCATAGACATTGTGGTCATGGAGATGCTTCGTAGCTTGCGATACGAACTGAGAATGACGCAGCCTCCAAAGACGAGAATCCCGACAACAACGCCGATCATAACAGGCTCCATTTTTTACTTCCCGCGTTCATCCTGAAAGTTTGTCTCAGTCTTAAAACAAAATGACTCCCGCCGGAAACTCCACGATGCCTGCCATGGGAACTGAGCAGTCCGCCGGTCGCCGCCGCCGTGGCCCGACCGCCAAGGCCCTCAAGCGCGTCCTCAAGTCCCACGGCCTCAAGTCGTCTGGACGCAAGGCGACGCTCCGTGCCCGTGCGAAGAAGGCCCACCTGCTCAGCAAGGCGTAAAATCTCCGCACTAAGTAATGCCTAGTCGTAGCCGTACTCGGAGAGGTAGAGGACGTGGAGGTGACTTGCCTCCTGCCACAGACGCGAACGATCTTGCCCAGCGCAAGAGGCATCTGCGCCCTGTAGAACCGGTCTCGCCTCGAGATGTCTTCAACAAGAAGATGGGTGGCCGCCGCCGCAGAACCCGTCGTCGTTCAACTTACAGGCAATACATGAAATATCAAAAATGAAGATTGTGGATGCCTTCACATTCTACAATGAACTCAACATGCTCAGTTATCGCCTTGCGGTACTTGATGATGTTGTCGATTACTTTATCCTTGTAGAAGCAACTCGCACTCACGTGGGCGAACTCAAGCCCCTTTTTTACCAGGACAATGCCCATCTGTTCGAAAAGTACAAACACAAGATCATCCATCACATTGTAGATCTTCCCCACACAGATGTTCGTAACGAACGGAACAAGGTTTGGGAGAATGAATGGCATCAGCGCAATATGATTCAAGATCCGTTGGAAACGCTTGGACTTGAAGGATCGGATATACTTCATGTCTCCGATCTGGATGAAATCATTGATCCGACAATCCTGCAAAGAGTACGGACCGGAGATCTGGTCATTGACAAGACCTATAAGCTGGAGTACGATAACTACTATTACAATTTGAATACCCGACAGAACTTTCTCTTTTACACTGCGTTCCTAACGTCAAAGACGGCCTATCACGACACTCGTGCCCGGCTCAACCGAACAATCACTGGAATTCGAACTGGATTGTACGATCTTCCAATTATGGAACAGGCAGGATGGCATCTGAGTTTCTTTGGCGATGCTCAGTTTATTCGGAACAAGCTAGAGCAATATGCTCATCAAGAATACAATACACCTGAAAATACTGATACGGATGTCATTAATCGCCGGATTGCGGAGTGCAAGGAGCCCTTCACTCGGGGCGCAGAAGAGTCGAACATACGTCTTTATCGGATTGAGACCAAGGACAACCCACGCCTTCCGCCGATGTATGACACCCTTCTGCGTGGATTCTACGATGCGTCGCCCTAGGGTGTAAATAATTTTTCTTGCTAAGGATCATACAAACAACATGGGTGGTGGTCTTCTTCAGCTCGTCAGCTATGGTGCGCAGGATATCTACATCTCGGGCTCCCCCCAGATCACGTTCTGGAAGGTGCTGTACAAGCGTCATACCAACTTCGCGATGGAGTCCATTGAGGTGACGTTCAACGGCCAGGCCGACTTCAACAAGCGCGTGACGGCCGTCATCAACCGTAACGCGGACCTGATGTACCGCACCTACCTCCAGGTGGTGCTCCCGGCCGTGGACCTCATCAACGGTGCGCCCACGCTGAACCGCTTCCGCTGGCTCAACTACATCGGTCACCGCCTCGTCAAGACGGTGGAGCTCGAGATTGGCGGCCAGCGCATCGACCGCCAGTACGGCGACTGGATGCAGATCTGGACCCAGCTGTCGCAGGACCAGGGCACGATCGAGGCGCTCAACGACATGATCGGCAACACGCACGACCTCGTCCTGATGAAGGACAAGCGCGGCTATGTGCTGGATGCCTCGTGCGCCGGCTCGGAGCTGACGAACACCTGCGCCCCGCGTGCCGGCACCCCGGCGCGTACGCTGTACATCCCGCTCCAGTTCTGGTTCTGCCGCAACCCGGGCCTGGCCATC